TATTGTTAAAAAAGTAAGCAGTTTATTCTCCAAATAAACTGCTTTTTTTGTTTAAAACATAGAAGGTTGTACTAAAGGTTTTAATAAATGTGCAATCACATCAATAGTCCAACCATTACCAATCATTTTGTATCGTTGTGTATTTGATACCCCTTCGGTATATTTATCTGGTAATGTTTGCAATCGTTCACATTCTAATGGAGTCAGTTTTCTCCAAGTTAGTTCCTCTGGATTTACTACTACATTATCTTTTTGTACTGTTGTTAGAGTATTGGTCTTTCCATCAATCCGTAATTCTAATTGTTGTTGGGTCATTCCTTTAACCGAATGTTTATGATCTTGTCTTATCCCATCTATTTTGTAGCGACCTCTTACTGCTCCACAACATACTTTGGGTTCTCTATGTCCACCTTGCATAGTTGTTAATGTTGGTGCTTTGCCATCTGGTGAGTAAACTCGTTTAATACTATCGTGTCCTTTTATGTCTGCATCTCCAACTCGTAGACAACTATTAAAGACTAACTGCCTTCTAGACTTTTGAATGTATTGTTTTAGATTACCACCCTTGAAATAGTTTGCATCAAGACAGTGGGACTTATCACGATCCACGCACCCACACTCTAATATATCTCGTAACAATATTTGTTGATCTTCTGGTTGAGAAACATTAGGTATGTTTGTCCAATATAATCTATTTCTATTTTGTGCAGACACCAAGGCACTATTAATGAGTATAGGTTTTACTCCTAATTCTCGTGAAATCACATCTTGGTGTTCTTGTTTCATACGTACATTTTCAAGCAAAAAATATTTAGGTTTCATTTCATTTAATACACGTAAAAACTCCCAAAATAATTGACCTCGTTCATCTTCAAATGCTCGTCCCATTCCTGCAAAGCTAAATGATTGACACGGCGAACCACCCATAACCAAGTCAGGTGATTCTAGTTCCACTCCCCTCGAACCTAATTTCTGGATATCTCCTAAATGTTGTATATCTGGATAATTCTTGCTCGATATTTGTATCGCATATTTATCTATCTCCGAGGCTTGGTAGGATTCTACCTTTGCACCGATCTTGTCCAACGCAACACGACCACATGACATTCCGTCAAATAAAGATAACACTTTCAATTTATTTCTCCTTGTTATATATATCTAAGTCATTAAAGCATTGCTCTACTTTAGACAAGATATCATTAAAGATATCTTGTCCCTCTTCGGTGTAGCTAGTGTTTCCATCTACATTGTAGGTAACATACTTTTCATAGTCCTTACCATATTTTTTCTGCATTAACTCATCAGCCCACTCGCAAGTGTACTCGATATACTCCTCTACTTCCAATTCTTTAATTGCCATTTATTTCTCCTCTATATTGTCAAGTAATTTGTCTGATAAATCTTGAAATAAACAATGTATTATTTCTTTTTCTTTTTTATCTTTAATCTCTCCTATTACTTTTTGATAAATATTTTGTATTTCAGCAACATTTTTTGTAATGATACTCATTTTTCATTCTCCTTAATTAAATTAATGTCAAGATGACCCCCACCATTTCCTTCAGGATCACGCATAACTGCCACTTGATATTCTTTTCCTCTATACTTTGTTATTAAAATGGGAAAAGGTTCGATATCATCATAGGTCGCATCAAAAAATATTTCTGTAATTGTATGACCTAATAATTGACTATAGTGTTCATTATAATACTTTTTAAAATTATCACTTAATCTATTATTAGTAGTTTCCTTCCATTGAATATTACTCATTACACCTCTCCCTTTAAATGTATTTCGTATTCTTCTTTTAATAAATCAGCACAATGTTCCATAGCCATTGTGCCGTGCTTGTTTTCTATTTTACCTAAAGCTACATCATTGGTTGTGTCTTCAAGTAAGTTATAAAAGTCTTCTTCAACTTCCATTAAAAAGTTTTTAATGTTACTCATCTGCCACCACCTTTTTTGTCATAATATAAGCATTAATACCTGATGTACTATTAAGATTAAAAAGAGAAGCAAATTTCTTACACGCATTGTAAGTGTTTTTTGCCTCTATTGTTCTTACACCATGTTTGTTGTGTGATACATAATATAAATACATTATTTTTCTCCTTTGTTATAATGATCGTCTACTAATTTAATAAATTTATTTCTTAAGCTATAAAACTTATCGACTTGTTTTTGATCGTTCCAATTAATTTCTATATCCATATTCTTATATAAAAAGTAAGGAAGGTCTTTATCCACTCTACTGAAATATATATCCTTCACTATTTATCCTCCTTCACTTTTTTAGGATCAAAAGCATCTGGGTGTGTAGGACTAACATAATCACTATGCCAAAATTCTTGATACTTACCATCACCACCGTACTCTGGTATACCACCTTGTTTTTTTAAATTATAAACTTTGATGGTGTCTAACATTGCATCTTCTAGATCATCTACTTCACCAAGTGTTATATATCTTCCACCACTTTCTCTTATACTTTCTAATATCCTTCTCATTGAGTTTACTGCTTTTAAAACTGTTTCATTTGATATTGGATTATTTTTCTTCATTTTTCTCTCCTAATTTAAGGTTTGTTAATTCTTGTCTTATTGCGTCTTCTACTTCCTTCCAATGGTTCAATGCCCACGCATCAACCCAATGATCTGATAAGTTAGTTCTAAACTTTCTTATTGATTCAAGCTTATTCTCCAAGCCTATTTTTTTCATTACTTTAGTATCTGTTATATCCATGAAACTACACATTTTTTAGATACCCTCCTTTCATCATAAATTTTTGTGGTTGTATATGTTGAAACCAATCAATCATACTTGGTATATACCCTAGGTCTTCAATAATATGTCTTTCAGCAATTAATCTGACTGGCACTTTTTTACCATCTGAATTAGTAATGGTAGTACCAAACTTCTCCTCACAAGCAAAGCAACCTTCTGCATGATGTCTTAATGCTCTATGTCTGAAGTCTGCCATAATCTTTTTACTTTCATCAAACCAATCGTGAATAGGTTGGTAGTCCTCTGGACTACCTCCCCACTTCTTTACAGATGATACTGCGTGATGATAACAATTAGCCATTTTTTACCTCCTTGAATGATTTACCAAGTCCATTCTCCCATGCCTCTGGGATAATCCAATTAGTCATATTTAATAACTCTACAAATTTAGGAAATAGCTTATCTTTATAATCTGGTTCATCTTTTAATCTATTAGATAACTCTAATATGAAATCTCTAAATTCGTTATCCATTATAATTCCTCCTTTCTTTCTGTTTCAATAATCTCATTGTAATCGTGAAAAATCTTACCTTTGCTAACATCAATAAGTACATTGCCACATTGTCCCTCATTGATCTCCCAACCTCCATGAAATGCTTCTAACAAATCATATACAATTTCTTCTATGTAATCTTGTATCTTTTGAGGTTTAGTTGTGGTTACATATACGTGTTTATCATAGTCCCATTCTGTTCTCTCTCCTCTATCAACTGTGATCTGCTCATCAAGGCTCACGGCACTTGAGCCTTTCTTGTATTCGATATCTTCAATAGAACCATCATCTCCAGAACCACTGTAATAACAATGTACCTCATCTATATCCACACTCTTAAGCATCTTAAATACTTCTGGTTTACTTATAGCTATAAAGTCTCTTCTCTTCTTCTCTTGTTTAGCATGATACTCATTATGCCAGTTCTTATTCTCTTCTTCTGTTGTTGTAAACTTAATTACATTGTCTTTTTCTTTTGTAAATTCGACCATTATATTCTCCTATAAATTAATAAATATAAGATACATCTTATACTATATACGTATGTTGTCAAATCTATAATGTCATTCCTTACAACTTTTTTTTAAAAAGTAAGTGAAAAATAAGCAAATATTTTAGGAAACTAGGAAAATTAGCAGAAAACATAGTGTTACAGAGAAAAAGTTTTAGGAAAGTTTTAGGAAAAATTCCTAGTTTTTAGGAAAAATAACATAATTATTGTAAAAAACAGAGTATTTTATATACTTATCTTATTAGAGGGGGGTGCATTTTTTTTTAAAAAAAAAGTTCTAAGGAAGTGCATTAGAGTGTTTTTATGACTATTACTGAATCAAAATTATGGGGTTGGATTAACCAGATTCAAAAGACAGAAAAGTCTTGGCATCTATTTAGAATTGAATCCTCTACAATCAATGGAATACCTGATGTTAATGCTTGTATTAATGGTAAGGATTTTTGGATAGAATTGAAGTGTAACAGAGGTAAGAATTTAGGTGTTAGCAAGTTTCAATCTGTTTGGCATCTTAAAAGAAAACAATCTGGTGGTAAATGTTTTATTCTGAATGCGTCTAGCACGAAGAGAAGGCTTGAAGTTTTCGAGGTGCGAGAATCACGTTCTCGTTCTCGTTGCCCTTGCATCACGCATCTCGGTTCAGTTCAGTTTCAGTTCACTGCTGCTCCGGGGCTGGCCCGGGTCCGGGAATCAATATTATTAATGAGGGGTTTATAAAAAAAGAGTTGTAATGTGTCTTATATCTGTTATGATGATATTTTAACAATATAAAAGGTGAATGTATGAAAGAAGAATTTTTAAAAGGGTTGCTGAAGTACGGCAGAGAAAAAGGTTTTATAGATGACAAGCCTGAAGAGGGAAAAACTTATACCTTGGTGGGTGTGGGCAAGTGCATTGCTAACGGAAACAGTTGGCAAGACTCGGAGGTGAAGAAGAACGACAAAAATAAATCGTAACTCTCGTTCTCGTTCTCGTTCTCGTTGCAACGAGAACGAGGCTTTAGTTTAAGTTTCAGTTACCCGGCAGCTGGCAGCATGATCCGGGACACAGGGAAGCTGTGTGATTTTTTTTTTATTTTTTTACTTGCTTTATTATTATATGAGATGTATCTTATATATATAACTTATAGGAGAATAAAAAAATGAACTTTGAAACTGAACAACAAATATATAATATGTTAACTGAAAGCACTGGAACGCACTTTCTAGATAGTGGGGGTGGCAGTGGTAGACATTGGCAACAAAACAAAAAAAGAACTTTGGAGGACTTCAAAAAAGATAAAGTTTTTATTTACGAACCTGATGATATTTATAGTATTTGTAAAAGTGTATTTCATCACTTGGTTGAAAGTGTCCGATATAATAAAGAGTTAAACGAGGATCTAGAAAACTTTTTAAAAGCTAGTAAAGAGGACAATTGGAGGGTACCCGTTGAACAATATCTACAGTTACACAATAAAGATAAAAAAATAGATCATATAAATACATATAATGAGGAATGTGTATTATCCCAAACGTTGCAAATAATAACTATTGGGGACATGTACGAAAATGAAACTGTTGCTTTATCAATACACAACGGTGCAGATGTTAGGGGTGGATATACCGATTTTAAAATATTTGATATTGATACAGATATGTTTTATATGTGGCATCCTGAACACTATGACTATTTAGTTAAAAGCGAGGGGGTGGGTTCATGAGTTCCCTTTCTCGTTCTCGTTCTCGTTGGGCAACGCAAATGCGTTGCCCTTTCAGTCTAGTTACAGCGGCCCGGGCCAGGGAAGCTGCAAGCTCAAGGAGGACAGTATGATTTTTGTCGGTGTACTCATTGGGTTTGTGTTCTTGGTTTTCCTAGTCTTGCGGTGGTTTCTATTACTGACAATCGTGAGCCTTGCGATCTGGCTACTGGTGACACTGTGATCTCGTTCTCGTTCTCGTTGCCGAAGGGAAATGGGCTTTTGATTAGTTATAGTTAGCTGCCTGGTACCAGGAAGCAGCAGAAATAAATATTTATGAGGACATATATCTGATGTGTCTTATAGGATATTCCTATAGTAGATATAGGTTGCATCTATAAGACATATCTTATATACTATATTTATTATTAACAAATGAAATGACTTGGAGGTCAAAATGAACATAAAAAAAGAAACAGTATATATAGTAGATGATCATAACTTAGTTGGTGATCCATCTTTAGAATATTACACAGTCGATGATTTCAAAAAATGTATTGAGTATTTTGAAAAGTTATACTGGACTAAAGATAGTAGATACCAACAACAATCTATCAGAGTATTTTGGGACTACAAGGAGGCATCAACATACCACGAAAAACTAAAAGATATTTGGGAAACCAAACATAAAAATAGAGAGAGTGCGTAATGACTGATCTAACTACACAACTAAACAATAGACTTGAAGTTCTGGAAACAGAACTTCAAGAAATGCAGAAAGCCTTCGAGGTTCACAAGTCAAGCACTTCTGAACTAATCAATGGTACAATTAATTGGCAACATTTGTATAAAACTTTGGAGGCAGTTGTTGAAGAAACAATGGTTGCCTATCCTAATGCTGATACTATCCAATTATTAAAGCACAAGTTTATGCAAAGAGTCGAACCTTTGCTTTCAAGAATGAATGGAGGAGATGATGAGTAAAACATTGTATCAAGTAAATGAGATTAGCACCAATGAGCCAGATGATATTAAAGTGATTAGATTAACACCAAATAATTATCTTAACTTTAATGGTACACTTTTATTTTCGGATAGAAAAAAAGCAAAATCTTATTTACAAAAACATCAAGAATTGCACGAGAAATTCTTAGCTAGTAAGTTAAGAAAAATGAGATAGCCTCCAAGCTATCCGTTGCAACGGAGCCGAGCCTCTTCGGAGGCTCGGTTTTTTTTTGGTTTACGTTTGCCGATCTCGATGCCGTTTGGCGTGACACGCCCCATAGTTATTAGACTTAGTAAAGTCTTGCAAGACAAATACATGTATGTATGCTATAAAAATATAGATGCAAAAAGAAAACTTACCAGTAGAGAAACTGAGGCTCGAGGTTGAGAGGCTCTTGTTACAACACATCAAGCTTTGTCAAGATAATTTTTTATATTTTGTACAAGAGATATGGCCAGATTTTATATGTAGAAAAGAAAAAAATAGAAAAAAGTGGGGCCATCATCAAATCATAGCAGATGAGTTTACTAATGTAGCAAAAGAAAAAAAAGGGAGGCTCATTATAAATATGCCACCCAGACATACAAAATCTGAATTTGCTTCTGTATACTACCCTGCTTGGATGATAGGAAAGTATCCAAAAATGAAAATTATGCAAGTGTCTCATAATACAGAACTTGCAGTAAGGTTCGGTAGTAAGGTTCGTAACATTATTGATTCACCAGAGTATAAACAAATTTTTGGAGACGTGAGACTTCGTGAGGACTCCAAGGCAAAAGGAAGATGGGAAACTAGTCATGGTGGTGAATATTATGCAGCGGGCGTTGGAGCGTCCATCACGGGTCGTGGTGCGGACTTATTGATTATTGATGATCCACACACGGAACAAGACTCTATGTCGGACATGGCAATGGAACGTGCTTATGAATGGTACACCTCAGGACCACGACAAAGATTACAACCAGGAGGCTCAATTTTAGTGGTAATGACAAGATGGGCTGAAGATGATTTGACTGGTAGATTGTTGAAGGCTCAAACGGAACCTAAAGCAGATACATGGAAACAAGTTAGCTTTCCTGCGATCCTCGACTCAGGGAACCCAGTATGGCCAGAGTATTGGGAACTAGATGATTTAGAAAAAGTCAAAGCGTCTATTCCTATTCGTAACTGGTCTGCTCAGTATATGCAAGAACCTACTTCGGAAGAAGGAGCGATTATAAAACGTGAATGGTGGCAAGCGTGGAAAGGGGACTCAGTTCCAAATCTGGTACATGTGATACAAAGTTATGATACAGCGTTTAGTAAAAAAGAAACTGCGGACTATTCTGCTATAACGACATGGGGTATATTTTATCCTGATGAAGCTACCCCTCATATAATTTTACTGGATGCACTACGAGGTAAGTATGATTTTCCTGAGCTAAAGGTTGTAGCATTAGATGCGTATAAATATTGGGAACCTGAAACAATTATTATAGAACAAAAAGCTAGTGGTGAACCTTTGACACAAGAATTTCGTAGAATGGGTATACCTGTTGTTCCGTTTACACCGACACGAGGTAATGATAAACATGCAAGAGTTAACTCGGTAGCTCCTTTATTTGAAAGCGGGTCTATTTGGTATCCACATGGAGAAAAGTTTGCAGATGAAGTAATGGACGAATGTGCAGCGTTTCCTCACGGAGCTAATGATGATTATGTAGATAGTATGTCCCAAGCACTTCTTAGGTACAGACAAGGTAACTTTGTTGAGTTATACTCTGATTATGTGGATAATGAGGATGTTCCACCAAAACAATACAATTATTACTAGGAGGTTTCATGAAAAAAATCAAAAGAAAGATTAAGAAGGCGTATAGCTTTTGTAAGATAAAAGTAAGCTGGGTTAAAAAAAGATTATTTGGTAAGCTTTGTAAATGCGATGAGTAGTTTTTTCTTTAAGAAAATAGCCCAAGGTTTAGGAAGCCTGTTAAAGAAGGGTCCAAGGAAAGAAGAGCTACCGACTAAAGTAGAAGACTTAGATATTTTAGATGCCCCCTTATCTCAGGAACTAGTCACTACGCCTGAAATACAAAAGCAACAAGTAGATGTAGCAGAACTTAAACGTATTGCACGAATAAAAAAAGATGCTAATGATTTAAAGTTTGCAACGGAACGAAATCCTTTGCAAAAAATTACACCAAAAGACCCTACGTATATTGAAGGTAGTGATCCTTATTTCACGAGGGGCTTGGTTCAAGATTTCGATAAAGGTAGCAAGTCTATCTTACCACGGGCCTCGGTTCTTAGGGAACAGATTATAGCACACCCGAACAACGAACCACTGAGCCCGAATGAGTGGGTTAAGTGGATACAAAGACGTATGAACAAATCTGTAAACTATTCTGATGAAAATACTTTAAACAAAATGGATTTGTCTATAAAGCAAACAGAAATTGATGATGCAAATTTATTTAAAACTAAATCTCAGTTTAGTAAAGAAGTATTACAGGCTATAGATATAGGAGATGATCCTGAAGTAGCTTTAGCTATAGATAAGTTTAGACAACGCTATGGTCAGAAAGAAGCGAAAAAATATTTGGATACTATAAAAAAAGATTTAAAACAAGATGTGGCTTCAGGTAAAAATGAGTTGGTAGGTGGTTATTTAAAAGCAGCACAAGACCAAGGTAAAAAAATATCTAAGCAAGAATTAATAAAAGTAGTAGAGAACAATCCGTTGTATCACGGAAGACTAACACATTTAAAATATGACGATAGAGCAGAAGGAGCTTTAGAAGGTGGGTTAGATAAAATAGAAAAAGAATACCTTAACTTACAAAAATATATCGATGATACGAATGAGGAGATTTCAAAATTTCTAGAAACCGATAACGATTTTAAATTAATAGAATCAAAAGATGCTCTTGGTAAAACTGTTCAAGGATACTCTAAGAAATATTCTAAAAAATTAAAAGATCAGATAGAAAAATATCAAGCAGATTTAAAAAAAATATCTAATCAAATATCCACAGTAGATGTTAAATCTAAATTTATGATGGAGCAACCTATAGATGTTTCGGGTGTTACTGTAATGGACAGTATGTATTCAAATAAATTACGTAAAGTAAATGGAGGTAGACTTGATGTAGATATATCAGGTGCAAAAAATACTGTGCAACAAATTATAAATAGTCTTGGCCCAAGACAAGCAGCTATAGAACAATTTTCTTTTTTGAACCAATCAGTTTACCCTAAAAAAATTGCTGAAGGCCCACAAATTTTAAGCAACGTATTTAGTAAGCTTAGAGAACTAGAAGAAAAAACAATAAAAGGTTATCTTAAAAAGTCTAAAGAAAATTTATATCCAGGTTATAGAAACTATATAGACTATGTCGTTGGTGGTGAACAAAAGTATGGAGAAATTGTTTTTAATATACCTGAGCATAATAAAAATTTCTTTAATGCTGTAGAAACAAACTCACAACATATGGGTGCGAGTCACTTGGGTACTACTAATGAATCTATAGATAGAAATTTTACACAAATTATTAGAGATAATGTTTCTGAAAAAGGTGGGAAGATGCCTAGATTACAAGATAGAGTTACACGATTGCAGGTAAACCCTGTGTATTTTTCAAGATACACTACTCAAAAATTAGATAACGGAGATAGTGTTATAATGATTAACGAACTACAGTCAGATTTTGGACAGAACTTAAGAAGATTAAAAGAGGAAGGAATAGAAAGAATAAACCCTTATAATACAGAATTTTTTTCAGGAGCTGCTGAAGAAGGAGCGTATGTAAATCAAAAACTACAAGATATTCAAAAAAGATTAGAAGGTTTAGATGATGTTAGAATGGAAAAAGGTTTGTTAACAGATCCACAAAATAAAGAATATAGAGAATTATTGTTAGATGCTATGGTAGAAGAAAAGAAATTTAAAAAAGGATTTAGTGGAGAGCAAAAAGATATGTTAAGTGCGTACAAAACTACAAATCAAGAAAAAAGATACCCCTATCTACCTTTATCTAGTATGCAAGGCGTATCAGATCATGCTGTTAAAACTTATGCAAAAGTAGCTTCAAAAGATTTGCCTGAAGTAACACATATCGCTGTGTATCCTGTAGAATTTTTACATGCTAGAAAAAGAGGTTTAGATAAAGCTCCTAATTTTATCCAGTACGGAACTCAACAAGGAAAAGCTGGTGTTAAAGATGCTGAAGGCACTATAGGTCTTCCTAGTAAAAGTTCAACGCTAATTAAAGCTATGGAAAAGTTTGCTAAAGATTATGGAATTGATCTTGAAAAAAGATTGGTATCCCGTTCAGATCCAGATAAACCTTATAAGTTAGTTTATAAAAAAGGGTCTAGAGAAGATAATAATATTAATCAAGGTAGAGGTAAAAAATTTTTCCCAAAGATGAAAAAGTACGAAGAACACTATGCGTCCTTTGCCACAGACAAAGAAGCTATAAGAGCGTTACGAGTTGCAAAAAAAATAAATAGAGATATTTCTCTTAAACTAATAGATAAGTTAAAAGACGGAAAACCTAACCCTGAGCTGTATGACGAAATGATAACTTTACCAATACCTAATGATATGCTAGATTTACCTACTAAAGGATATTTCAAAGGGGGACTAGTAAGGTCAGGTTTTAAATGGTAGACTATTACTATTAATTCTAAGGAGAAATATTATGGGTAAAATGAAAGCAGGAAAAGATGCGTTTGATATATTAGCGTCAAAAATTAAAGGACCTCAGGCTGATGAGCTATTTGATAAAGGCTCTGATTTAGTAAGAGATTTTGTAAGCGGTAAAATAAATTTATCTACTGTAAAAGGTCAATTAAGAGATAGAATAAAGAAATCTATAAAAAAGAAAAAAAAATCTGAAGGTGAAGCAAGAGAAGCTGGTTATTTAAAAGAGTCTGACAAAAAAGCAGCAGATTCGAAAAAGAGAATTATGGGTTTTAAAAAAACAGGAGGTTCTGTTAAAAAGAAAAAAGTAGCTAAAATGAATAAAGGCGGTATGGCTGACTACTATAAAGGAATGGTGTAATGACTAAAAGTGGCGTAAGAAAAGGCAAAGACTTTGTAAAAAATATGGAAAAGCTTAAAAAGATTTATGGTGGTAAAATACCGAAAAGTCTTTCTATTGATGAAGCTGATAAAGTATTAAAAAAAGTTACACCTATTAAAAGAAAAAAAGGAGGTAAAGCAACTAAAGAAAAAGTATCTCCAATGGGTTCTGATAATACTGTTAAAGGAGCTTTAGCTGAAGTAAACCGTATGTTAGATAAAAAAGCTCCTGACCTTACTAGAGCAGAGAAGATAAAACTTAAAGCTATTAAAACAAAAAGATTTATGAAAAGTTTAGGAGGTTTTAAACCACCCATGAGATTTAAATCTGGCGGTGTATCAAAAAAGAAAAAGAAAGATCCTGTTACTTCAAGATACCAAAAAATTCGTAATACGATATTAGCAGCTCCTGAAGCTGTAGAGATCGGTAGAGAAATTTTACAAAGTTTACCGATGAAAAAAGGTGGTATGAAAAGATTAAAACCTATTCCTCCAGAAAATAAAGGGTTACGTAAATTACCAAGAGCTGTTAGAAATAAGATGGGTTACATGAAGAAAGGTGGAAGCACTACAGCTAAATGTAAGTTAGGAAGAAACAAACCTACTAAATTATTATGATAGAAAATGAAGAAGTAATTACAGAGGAAGAGGAAAGTCCTAATATAGAAATTGAAGAAGAAGAGCAGATTCAAGAAGAACCTACTCAAGATTTTTCACAAGAACAGCAAGCTATTGAGTTTTACGGAAACTTAGCCGAACAAATTGATGAGCGTGTTCTTGGACGTATGGCTAGTGATTTGGTTTCTGATTACAAAAAAGATAAAGAATCAAGAGCTGATTGGGAAAAGTCTTACATAAAAGGTTTAGATTTATTAGGGTTTAAGTACTCAGAAGAAAGTCGTCCTTTTGTTGGAGCTAGTTCTGTAACACATCCTTTATTAGCAGAAGCTGTTACACAATTTCAAGCACAAGCCTATAAAGAATTACTTCCCTCTAACGGTCCTGTAAAAACACAAGTAATAGGTGAAAGAAACCCAGAAAGAGAACAACAAGCTCAAAGAGTAAAAGAGTTTATGAATTATATGTTGACAGACAAAATGGAAGAGTACACTCCTGAGTTTGATCAAATGCTTTTTTATTTACCCTTAGCTGGATCTACTTTTAAAAAAGTTTATTTTGATGAAGTTATAAAAAGAGCTGTTAGTAAATTTATACCAGCAGAAGATTTAGTGGTACCTTACTACGCAACAGATTTAAAAGACTGCGATAGAATAACACACATTATTAAAATGAGTGAAAACGATATTCTTAAAAAACAAAGAGCAGGTTTTTATAGAGAGGTAGATATTTTACCATCCCGTTCTGATGATAGTGATGTTCAAGATAAGTATAATCAGATTGAAGGCACAAGTGATACAGACGACAGAGATTATCAATTTAATATTCTTGAAATGCACATAGATTTAGATTTAGAAGAATATGAAGTTGATGAAGATTTAAAAAATATTAAAGTTCCTTACATTGTTACTATCGATGAAGGTTCTCAAGAAATATTATCTATATATAGAAACTACAAACCTACTGATGAAACTTTTAAAAGAAAAGATTTCTTTGTTCATTTCAAATTTTTACCTGGATTAGGTTTTTATGGTTTTGGTTTAATACATATGATAGGAGGCTTATCAAGAGCCGCAACTTCTGCATTAAGGCAATTATTAGATGCAGGAACTTTAGCAAATTTACCAGCTGGTTTTAAATCAAGAGGTATAAGAGTTCGTGATGACGATCAACCTTTTCAACCAGGTGAGTTTAGAGATGTAGATGCTCCGGGAGGAAACATAAAAGATCAATTTATGTTGTTACCTTTTAAAGACCCGAGTCAAACTCTTTTTTCTCTTTTAGGTTTTGTGGTACAAGCAGGCCAGCGTTTTGCTTCTATTGCTGATATGCAAACAGGCAATGATAAACAAAACAGAGCTGTTGGTAGTACTTTAGCTTTACTTGAACGTGGTTCAAGAGTTATGAGTGCTATTCACAAACGTTGTTATTATTCAATGCGACAAGAATTTAAACTTTTAGGAAATGTTTTTGGAACATATTTACCTCCAGTATATCCTTACGCAGTATACGGTGGTAATAGGTTTGTTAAAATGGCTGATTTTAGTTCTGAAGTAGATGTATTACCTGTAGCTGATCCTGATGTATTTTCTTTATCGCAAAGATTTACTTTAGCACAGACTCAGTTACAAGTTGCTTCTGCGGCTCCACAATTACATGATATGAGAGAAGCGTATTATAGAGTGTATGAAGCATTGGGAACAAAACAAATTGATAGCTTATTAAAACCAGCTCAAAAACCTGTACCTTTAGATCCAGCTATCGAGAACAGTAATGCTATGAAAATGGTTCCTTTAAAAGCTTTTATGCAGCAAGATCATGATGCTCATATACAATCACACACAGCTTTTATGAATACACGTATGGTTCAGATAAACCCACAAGTATATTCTTCTTTACAAGCTCACATTATGGAACACATATCATTTAAAGCTAGAGCTATTGTGTTATTAGAGATACAAAATGATCAAAATTTAGTTCAAATGTCTAAAGCAGACCCAGAAAACTTTGAAGCATTAACGGATTCTATGATAGCTAAACAAATCGCTGAGTTAACACAAAGCTTAACTAATTTAGAAGCAGGTTCTTCAAAACCTGACCCACTTGTAGCTTTAAAACAAAGAGAGTTAGATTTAAAAGCTCTTGATTTACAAAGAAAAGCTCAAGAATTTAGTGATGTAGAAACTAGAAAAAATGAAGAGTTTGATGAAAAGATAGATTTAGAAAAAATGAAACGAGAAGATGCAGAATTTTCCTCAAGCGAAAGAATTAGAGTAGCAGATCAAAAAATAGATATTATGAGGGACAAAAATGAAAAAGAAAACAAGCAATAAAAAAAGTAAAAGCTCTAAATTTTTAAATGTAGCCTCTACGGTGTTTGAAACTGTTGGTAAAACTCCTTCTAACCCAATTAGACAAGATAAAATACCTTCTTTAGCTAATTTTAAGGCAAAAATTAGATCAAAACGATCTCAATCAGGTAGAAAAAAAATGTTTCCTATGCCTTATGAAATAAAAAAAGCAAAAAAAGGTAAAATTATGGAAAAACCTTTAAATCCTTCAGTAGCTAATAAAGTTGTAGATAAAATTATTAAAAGTAAAAAATATTCTTATGTTAATAGAGCAATGAACCCTAAAACGCCTACTAAAAATAACCAAACTTTGAGAACAATGGGATCAGATGGTAAATTATTTCCTACTATACGAATGGTTAAAGGTAAATTAAAACAATACAAACCCAAAGAAGCTATTAAAATAACCAAAAAGAAAAAAGATGCAATTAATGTAACTAACATAGCACCAACTTATGTAAGCACAAAAGATGTGTCTTTAGCTTTGTCTGATAGAATAGGTAAAGCAAGAGGAGCCCCACCAAAAAAAGGACCTTTACCACAAGGTTTAAGAATAGGAGCTATTTCAGATTTAGGTTGCCCTCATCGTGAAAATGGTGTACAAGGTAGTGATATACAAGGAGTAAAACCCTTGCAAACGAAAGGTAAAAAATTTACTGGTGTTAAATGATTGCTGGCGATTCTTTAGAATACGAATTTATAACAGAAGAAATAGAAAAGTTAAAACTGAACGATATAGTTCTAACTTGCGAAATAGGATTGAGAAGAGGGCTTGGTTCTAAAACGATAATGGACGCTGTAATATCTAAGGGAGCAGTTTATTATAGACATATTGCTGTTGACCCTTATGGTAATTTAAATTACCAGCATTATGATGACGGTATTCCCACTACAGCAGACTACACTGATTACATGAAAGTTGAAACCTTAGTAGACTTACATAAGTACACACAGTTTGCTTTTTTTGAGTTTCCAGATACTTATTTTTTTAAAGTTATGAAAGATGGTTATCCTTTAACTGTTGATGGAAAAACATATCTACATAATAAATATTCTGTAATTCATTTAGATGGCCCACATACTACTTTAGCATTAAATCAACAGATACAATTTTGTATGCGAAACATGGAAGACGAAAGTTTAATTATTATAGACGATTACCAAACATTTAACATGACTTCTATTGATTGGTCTTTACAAAAAATTGGATTTAAAGAAGTTCGTAGAGGAGATCGTAAATTAATTTATAAACGACATGATGAAAACATTTGATCAAGCATGGAGAGCAGCTATTGCACACAAAAAATGTTCTTTTTGTGAAGAAGAAGCCATAGATTATGAGAAATTTAAATATTATTGTCAACAACATTGGAATAAACTGAAAGGATTACCATATGACCTTACTAAGCTTAATAGGACCAGCGACAAAACTAATCGGAAAATTCGTAGAAGACAAAGACAAAAAAAATGAACTGGCACACAAACTTGCTACTATGGCTGAGAAACATGCAAATGAATTAGCCAAAGGTCAAATAGATATTAATAAAGAACAAGCTAAACATCCTAGTATATTTGTAAGCGGAGCTCGCCCAGCAATAATGTGGGTTTGCTGCTTGGGCTTACTATGGCAGTTTTTTATAGGGCCTATTTTAACTTGGTTTGCTGTAATGTTTAACCCAGATTTAATGCCACCAAGTTTAGAAATGGAGGGACTTGTTACATTAGTTATGTCACTTTTAGGATTAGGAGCCATGAGATCTTTTGAAAAGTCAAAAGGTATAGCTAGGGATAATATGAAAAAATGATAAAACGTATACATATAAACCAACATAAAATAAAAGCTAATTTAAAAAACAAAACAGATGATCCTGTAATAACAGTTAAAACTGCAAAAAATAATCATTACGCAGAAGAGGTTGTTATTAGAGGAGACTCTAAAGTTGTATACAGTCCTGACAAACCTTTATCTTGTGGTGCTAGAGTTTGGATTGAAACAAAAGCTATGGTTGTTTTAAAAGAAAAAGATTTTCAACTTAAAATAATATAAAAAATGTATGATATAGATACTATTCAAACAATAAAAGCTTTTATAAAAAAAAGAATTACAGAAGCTAAAGAACATCTCATTTATAGTGTAGACACATTAGAAAATTTACATTATGCTAGAGGCAAGATCAATGCTTTAGAAACATTGCAACAGGACTTAAGTGACCTGCAAAAAAAGGAAGATAATATATATGATATTGAACAAGAAACCTAAGTTAATCCTACCCAAGGATGAAAAAGAAGAAAAACTTAAAATACCAAAAGGCCCAAAAGAAACTCAAGAATATTTAGATACTATTCCTGATCCTGTGGGATATAGAATACTTGTCCGACCTTGGACAGGTAAAGCTAAAACTAAAGGCGGTATTTATTTAACAGACAAAACTTTAGAAACTAAGGAAATAACAACTGTTGTAGGACTTGTTGTTAAAATGGGAGCTCTTTGTTACAAAGATAAAGAAAAGTTCTCTGAAGGACCTTGGTGTAAAGAGGGACAGTTTGTTATTTACGGAAGATATGCAGGAGCTCGATTTAAAACTAATTATGGTGAGCACCGAATACTTAATGATGATGAAATTATAGGAACAATTAAAAAACCCGAGGATATTCTCGCACTATTTTAAGGAGTAGTTTATGGCAGAACAAGTAGAATTAGATATGGATGACGCTCAAGAAAAAACTTTAAATGTGGTACAACCACAACAAGAAGAAAGTTTAGAAACCCCTTCTATAGATTTAGGTTACACTGAACACAAGCAGGGTGAACAAATAGAAACTGAAGTAGAAAAAAATGAAGACAATTTGTCAGAAATTTCTACGAATGTTGAAAAAAGAATTGCTAAACTAACTAGAAATTGGAGAGAAGCAGAAAGAAGAGAAAAAGCAGCTCTTGATTATGCAAAAGGTTTACAAACTAAATATTCTAAAGTAGAAAAAACTGCTTCTGAGGTAGATGATAATTATGTTAAAGAGTTTGAAGCTAGAGTTGATGCTGAAAGAGAACAAGTTAAAGACAAACTTAAAAAAGCTATTGAATCTCAAGATTCAGAAAAAATTATGCAAGCTAATGATGAGCTTACTAAGCTTGCTGTTGAAAAAGAAAAAGCAAGAATAAGAACTACACAAAAGGAACAACAGAAAAAAGAACAAGAGGAGCAAGCTCAGGCACAACCTGTAGAACAAGCTCCTCAAGTGCAACCTAGTCCTAAAGCACAAAGTTGGGTTGGAAAAAATTCTTGGTTTGGCCAAGATAAAGCAATGACTAATGCAGCTTTTGGTATTCATGAAGATTTAGTCCAAAAGGGGTTTGACCCTGAGTCCGATGAGTACTATACTGAAGTAGATAAACAAATTAGAGGGTATTTTCCTTCTAAATTTGCAGAAGACGAAAGACCCGTTCAAACTGTTGCCTCAGCGGGCCGTAAACAGCAAGGACGTAGAACTGTGAAACTCACTCGTTCACAGGTAGCGATAGCTAAAAAACTCGGAGTGCCATTAGAAGAATACGCTAAATACGTGAAGGAGTAAAAAATGACTGAAAAAAATAGAACCTCACGCAGTTCGAGGGAAACAAAAGATTTAAGAAATAAACCTTGGACTCCACCGTCAAGTCTAGATGCACCACCTGCACCACAGGGCTATAAGCATCGTTGGATAAGAACCGAAAGTGTCGGTTTCATGGATACAGGTAATGTATCTAAAAAATTGAGAGAAGGTTGGGAGTTCGTAAGAGCTGAAGAAGTAAAAAACCAACTTGGCGATCATGACTTTCCAGTGATTCAACAAGGCCAATATCAGGGGTTAATCGGGGTTGGGGGCCTTGTGTTGGCAAGGATACCTGAAGAAATAATCGAGCAACGCAAGAAGTACTTTCAAAATGTTACTTCTGACCAAGTTAAAGCCGTTGATAACGATATTTTAAGGGAACAACGTCCCGAGATGCCTGTCAATATTGATAGACAATCTAGGGTAAGTTTTGGTGGCTCTCGTAAAGGGAGTTAATTTTAATAATTATTTTATAAGGAAATAAAATATGGCTAATACTAACGTATCGTTTGGCTTGAGACCTTTATCAAAAATAGGTTCAAGTTATAACACTACTGGTACTACTGAATACAGAATAGCCGCAGGAAACGCCAATAGAATTTACCAAGGGATGCCTGTAATACCTACAGCAGCTGGGGTCATTGATGATCTTCAAGCAGCAGCGGGTGGAACGGTTTCTATTTTAGGTGTTTTCTATGGCTGCGAGTATGTTTCTAGTACTACAGGAGAAGTAATTTTCTCAAATAACTGGCCCGGATCTGGAGCTGATACAAATCACCCAGTGAAGGCTTTCGTATATGACGATCCAAATCAATTGTTTGTAATAGCAGTTGGTGATAATACAGGTGCGGCAACAGAAGCTCTAGTAAGAGCTGACGTTTTTTTAAATTGTCCATTAATAAATGGTAACAGTGGAAATAACACAACTGGTATTTCTACTGCTACAGCAGATTTAAATAATGCAGCAGCTACCGCATCACTTGCTTTACGTATTGTGGGTATTCAAGAAGATGCTGAAAACTCTGACTTTACAGCAGTTGGTATTCCGTTGATCGTACGTATTAATAATCACTTTAATGCACCTAATGGCTCTATAGCTCAAGGTACAGTATCAACATTAGGAGTATAGAATATGGCAATATCTAGACAACAATTAGTAAAAGAGTTAGAACCAGGTCTGAATGCTTTATTCGGTTTGGAGTATAACAGGTATGAAAATGAACATGCAGAAGTGTTTGAAACAGAATCATCTGACAGAGCTTTTGAAGAAGAAGTAATGTTAAGTGGTTTTGGATCAGCCCCTGTTAAATCAGAGGGTGGAGCTGTCCAGTTTGATGACGCAAACGAGTCATTTACAGCTAGATACACACACGAAACTATTGCAATGGCATTTGCTATTACTGAAGAAGCTATTGAAGATAACTTGTATGATAGATTATCTGCAAGATATACAAGAGCTTTGGCAAGATCTATGGCAAACACAAAGCAAGTAAAAGCTGCAAATGTTCTTAACAATGCTTTTAACGCATCCTTTACTGGTGGCGATGGTGTTGAACTTTGTTCAAGATCACACCCGTTAGTAAGTGGTGGTACAATGGCAAATGAATTAGCAACAGCTGCTGATTTATCTGAAACATCATTGGAGCAGTCATTAATTGATATTTCTGCAATGGTGGATGAAAGAGGTTTAAAAATATCTCTACAAGGTGTTAAGTTGATAATTCCAAAAGAATTACAATTTACTGCTGAGAGAATTTTGAAAACTCCGCAGAGAGTTGGTACAGCTGATAATGACATTAATGCTATGGCTTCAATGGGAATGATCCCACAAGGTTATAGAATTAATCATTATTTAACTGACACAGATGCTTTCTTCATTATGACTGATGCTCCTAACGGATTAAAACAATTCGTAAGAAGCCCAATCAAAACTGCTATTGAAGGTGACTTTGATACAGGTAATGTAAGATTTAAAGCTAGAGAAAGATATTCATTTGGATTTTCTGATCCAAGAGGAATCTTTGGCTCACCTGGAGCAGCGTAACACACCCTCTCCCTATAAAGGTGTTAAAAGGGGACTTACATAGTCCCCTTTTTTTATGTATAATATAATTACCAAGAAATATAAATTGATATAGACTGGCTTGGCAGACAACCCTAGAGGACTATATCACTGAACTAGGAGATAAAGATGGCGAATACAACTTTTTCAGGACCAGTCCGTTCCGAGAATGGATTTGAGACTGTTTCAAAAAATGCAGCTACTGGTGCAATAACAATTACCAGTGGAAACAAAATGGCAAATGAAGCTGTTGCAGGTGCTGGTATTGAAGGCACAGCAGGAGTTTATGTTACACAAGTAGAAAGATTTAAAAGTGATACAACTACTGGTGTTAATATAGTTAAAACAACAATTATGATTGACCTTACTGGTTTAAATTGTGGTGGTACAGCTGGAGATATTATTGGTGCTGATGGTGCAGGAGTTGCTTACATCGGAAGAGTAACAACAGCAAACCAAGGTGTAGTTTTTGGTGTAACTATGGAATGTTTTGAAGCACCTACTACTGGAGACCCTGATATTGATTTACACTCAGCAACTGAAGGAACTGGTGTAGAAGACACAGCTATTAGTGATTTAACAGAAACTTTAATTATTAATGGTGGTGATGCTACTCTTGGTTCAAGAACAGTTGGTAACACAATTGCTGCTGACCAATACTTGTATCTTACATGTGGAACCTCAACAGCAGGAACTTATGATGCAGGTAAATTAGTTATCACAATACTTGGTTACGATGTAGCTAGTTAATAGGAGAATATTATGAACTCAGATATAGGTGCATTAACTTTAACTAGTACTGGATCTATTCAGTCTGGTAGAACAAGATTGCTATCTATTTATTATGTAGGTCATGCGTCAGCTGGAAGTTTAACTTTTAAAGATGGAGGTGGTAGCGGTACACAAAAACTTGTTATCGCAACACCTGCTGGAAGTGCAGCTGATCAGTATCAAGTAGATATGCCTTTAGATGGTATTTTATTTAAAACTGATATGCACTTGACTATTAGTAATGTAACCTCTGTTACAGTTTTTGTAACACCGATTACATCAGCTACTGACAATGGATAAATACACAGCAGAACTTCTTAGTTTCAAAAGGGGTGGTATGCCGCCAAGAAATAAGAAGTATTTTAGGTCTTCAGAGTCTGGAGCAGGGATGACTAAAGCTGGTGTCGAAAGATACCGAAGAGACAACCCTGGTTCCAAACTCAAGACTGCTGTGACTGGTAAAGTAAAAAAAGGAAGTAAAGCTGCAAAAAGAAGAAAATCATTTTGTGCTAGAAGTGCAGGTCAAATGAAGAAGTTTCCTAAAGCAGCTAAAAACCCTAACTCTAGATTAAGACAAGCTAGACGTAGATGGAAATGTTAAATGAAATTATCAGAAAATTTTAGTCTAAACGAATTTACAAAATCTCAAACAGCTACAAGACATAGTATAGATAACACACCAAGTATGACAGTTATTTTAAATTTAACAAGTTTATGTGAAGGTGTTTTACAACCTGTAAGAAATAATTTTATGAAACCTATGGTTATTAGTTCTGGTTTTAGATGTGAAGAATTAAATACTAAGATAGGTGGTAGTAAAACATCACAACATATTTTAGGTCAAGCCGCTGACATAGAAGTATTAGGTGTTAGTAATTTAGAACTCAGTGATTGGATACATAATAATTTAAATTACGATCAACTTATTTTAGAATTTTATAATGAAAAAGAAGGACCTCATTCTGGTTGGGTACATGTATCTTTTGACAAAACAAATAATAAACACGAATATAAAGAAGCTTACAAAAATGAACAAGGTCAAACAAGGTATCGTTTAAAATAATGGATAATATAACACCAGAGTTAGTTGAAACAGTTCATAGCATATCATGGTTTGATGGTATATGTTATATCGTATTAGGATTGACAACTTACGCTGCATACAAATGGATAAAAAATAAATGGCGTTAAGTAGAGGAAGTATGAGGCAACAAATAACTAAGCCTCCACAAAAGAAAAAGTTTTTAAACAAAGGCAGAAAGAAGAAATTGAGTCGTGTAGACACAAGGTATAAAAAAAGGTAAAATAACTTATGACTAAATTATGTCCAAGAGGAAAAGCAGCAGCAAAACGTAAGTTCAAGGTATACCCCTCGGCCTATGCAAATGCTTATGCTTCCAAAATATGTGCAGGTAAAGTAAAAGACCCTAGTGGCACAAAAAGAAAAGACTGGGGTCCTAAAAAAGCTAAAAAAGGAGCTATGATGAAAAAACCTAAAAAAGCAGCAAAAGGAATGTTAATGCCGTTATTTGGAATAGCGGGTATGGCAAAATTTATGCAAATGAATAAAAAAAAGAAAGGAACTGTAAAGGCTGATCAAGTAAATCCTGTAACTGGTGAAGGTATGGATCAAGCTAATAATAACCTTTCTCCTACCGCTCAAAAAGGGATACAAGCTGTTAAAAGTATGGGAAAGTTTGGTGCAAAAAAAGGTGGTATGAAAGTAAAAAAAGCAGGTCTTGGTCTTATGATGGCTATGGGTAAAAAAAATAGAAGAAAAATGGGAAAGCAGATGAAAAGAAGTAAACTAAATATACTTTCTCCCGGATTATATGGAATGACTCAGTTAAGTGATGGTGGTATGCCAAAAAATACAGGTTCTTATATAAAACAAGATATTGAAGGTGAAAGTTTTACAAATGAATCTGCTCAAGCTTATTATAAAGATCTTCTTGACTAATGTCTGGATTAAAAAAATGGTTTGATCAAAAATGGGTAGATATTGGAAGTAAAAAAGCTGATGGTACATTTGCAAAATGTGGACGAAGTAAACAAAAAGCTGATGCTAAAAGAAAATACCCAAAGTGTGTTCCTTTAGCAAAAGCAAGAGCTATGTCTGAGGGACAGAAGAAAAGTGCTGTAAAAAGAAAAAGAGCAAAAGCTCAAGGAGTTGGAGGTAAGCCGACAAATGTAAAAACTTTTGCAGCTAAAGGCGGAATGATTAATTATTATAAAGGGTTAATATAATGTCTAGAATGAAAGAATTAAAATCTTTAGCAAAACAAGCTAAAGAACAAAAAAACAAAGAAAAATACGAAGAGATTCGTGGGGACATATTTAGAGAATTTGACTTTGATATAGGTAAGTTTGGTTTAGGTGGTCTTTTATATAAAAAAGGTAAAAAGTTATTAGAAAAATCAGGTTTAATTGATGACCTACCTTCTATGTATCGTAAAATGCGAGATGCTAAAGATAAAGGTGATTTTAAAAAATTTAAAAAATACAAATCTAAATCTACAAACGTAGTAAAAGATAGTAAAAGTATGAAACAGTTTCAAAAAGAGTTAGATGAAGATTTACCTTTACCAAAAAATTTTAAACCAACTAAAAAGAAACCAGAAGGTAAAGTAGTTAGTATAACAAAAAAAAGTATGGGTGGTGAAGTTAGGGGTATTGGTAAAGCTATCAGAGGTTTTAATTTTAAGGGTGTTAGATAGTGGCTACTTCAGGAACAACTTCTTTTGATTTAAGTATAGACGATATTATAGAGGAGTCTTATGAAAGATGTGGACTGCAAACTAATTCAGGTAATGATTTAAAATCTGCAAGAAGAAGTTTAAACATATTGTTTTCTGAATGGGGCAACAGAGGTATACATCTTTGGAAAGTAGAATTAAAAGAACAACAACTTACTGCGGGAACAGCTACTTATGATGCTCCTACAAACGCTAATGATATTTTAGAAGCTTATATAAGCACTACTACTAGTATTACTACTTCTACAAACGATGTATCTCTTACTAAAATAAGTAGAAGTGAATATGCTGCTTTACCTAATAAAGGTTCACAGGGACAACCTAGTCAATATTATATTGACAGACTTACTACACCTAAAGTTACTTTGTACCAAACACCTGATGCAAGTACTTATACATTTTTAAAATATTATTACTTAAAAAGGATAGAAGATGCAGGCAACTATACTAATGAAGCTGACGTGGTCTTTAGATTCATTCCATGTATGGTGGCTGGTCTTGCCTATTATCTAAGTATGAAAAAAGCTCCTCAATTAGTGCAACAAAATAAATTAATATATGAAGATGAATTAAACAGAGCTCTAACAGAGGATGGTCAAAGAACTTCTGTTTATATTTCTCCACAAAACTATTACCCACAAGGTGCGTAATGGCATACGCTAGAGGTAAATACGCAAAAGCGATATCAGACAGGTCAGGAATGGCTTTTCCATATAATGAAATGGTAAAAGAATGGAACGGTTCTTTTGTACACCGTTCTGAATTTGAACCTAAACATCCTCAGATAAGAAGAAGGCACACTAAATCAGATCCAGTGGCTTTAGCTAACGCTAGACCTCAACATAAAAATCCTAATAAAGAATTTCTCCTATATATAAGCAATGGGTTTTTTGCTGAGGTTGGCGATAGCGGCATAACTGGTGGAGCAAGTATGACAGTAGAACAAAGTAATGATATTTTAGGACATAAACTTACAGCAGTCGAAGTATCTTCTGCGGTAGGAGGAGTAACCATAGTAATATCATGAGTATAACCCACGCAAATTTTTTAACACAAATTAGAGCTTACACAGAAGTAGATTCTAATGTTTTAACAGATACCTTATTAGATCAGTTTATAAGAAACACTGAATTAGATATAGCAGGTAAAGTTGATTATGATGATATAAGAAAATATGTTACTGGTGTTACAGGAACTCAAAGAATTTTAAATGTTCCAGATGATTGTATAATTATACGTTCTGTTCAAGTAATAAGTAGTAGTACTAGAGATTTTTTAGAAAAAAGAGATACTTCTTTTATGGCTGAATTCAACCCTACAGATGCAACAGGTTTACCAAAATATTTTGCTAACTGGGATGATAAAAATATTGTTTTTGCACCAGTGCCTGATCAAGCTTATGAAATACAATTAAACTATATTAAAGACCCAGAGCATTTTACTACAACTACAGATACTTTTTTATCAAAGCATCAAGAAAATTTACTTTTATACGGTGTGTTAGTAGAGTGTTTCAGTTATTTAAAAGGTCCTATGGATATGTACAAACTCTATCAAACAAAGTATACTGAAGAGATACAGACGTTTATGATGGCACAGATGGGTAGACGTAGACGTGATGAATATGATAACGGGGTGTTGAGAATGCCATTACCTTCTCAATCACCTTAACTTTAAAGGAGTAAAATATGGCAATAACAACAAGTGTGGTATGTAACGTATTTAAAACAGATGTTTTAAAAGGCGTGCATAATTTTACAAACGGTGGAAATAGTTTTAAATTAGCTATGTACACATCAAGTGCAACTCTTGGTAAATCTACAACATCATTTACAACAGATAACCAAGTTTCATCAAGTGGTTACAGTTCAGGTGGTAAAGCTTTAGTATCTACAACTCCAGCTTTAAGTACAGATACTGCTGTTTGTGATTTTGCTGATTTATCTTTTGTAGGTGTTACACTTACAGCAAGAGGTGCTTTAATTTATAACGACACAGCTTCTGGTGATCCAGCAGTTGCAGTTTTAGATTTTGGTGGAGATAAAACAGCTACTTCAGGTACATTTACAATACAGTTTCCAACTGCTGACGCATCAAATGCTATTTTAAGAATAGCTTAAATAAAAGGAGCTTGGTTCGGTGACTACTAGAACAATTACAGTTACAGTATCCAATCCAGGTTCTGGGAATAAGTATTTTTTAGACGGTGCTCAACAAGCTACTATTGTATTAGCTGAAGGGGGTACTTATGTTTTTGATCAAGCTGATAGCTCTAATAGTGGACATCCTCTTAGGTTTTCTACTACTTCAGATGGTACTCATAATAGTGGAAGTGAGTACACTACTGGTGTAACTACAAGTGGCACACCAGGTGATACTGGTGCTAAAACAACTATCGTAGTTGCATCTTCTGCTCCAGTTCTTTATTACTATTGCTCTAATCATTCTGGTATGGGTGGCACAGCTAATACCGAATCAGCTTCTACATGGGGTTTACTATCATGGAGTGAAGGTAATTGGGGAGCACAAAATAATGTAGATTTATCCGTAACTGGAGTAAACACGACATCCTCTATAGGTACACCAACAATTGATGCAGAAATTGGTTTAGGTTGGGGTAGAAATTCTTGGGGTTTACTTAACTGGGGTCAAAATGTAGGAGGAGCTGAAGTATCACCAACTGGGTTAAGTGTCTCTAGTACAGTTGGATCTGTTACTCCTGTTGGAGAGATAAACAGTGGTTGGGGTCGTGGCTCTTGGGGTAATAGAGCATGGGATGCTGCTTATTCAGTAGCAGTGTCTGGTGTTGTTGGAACAACATCTATTGGAACAGCTACAGCAAAAGCAGACTTTACTATATCTGTAACTGGTGTAGCGACAACTTCTGCTATAGGAGGAAACACTACAACAACCTCTGTATCTTTAGCAGTATCTGGTTTACCTATAACAAGTTCTTTAGGAACAGTTGATTTTGATGGAGATGCAACTGTAGGAGTTACTGGTGTAGCTATGACATCATCGATAGGTACACCAATTATTGCACCTCTTACATTAGTAGATGTAACTGGAGTATCAGCGACAAGTGCAATTGGAAGTATAACTTTATCTATAACAGGAACTACTTCTGTAACTGGTGTAGCTTTAACAGGATCAGTAGGTTCTATTGTTCCTATATCTACTTATAGTGTAACGGGTGTTTCACTTACATCAACAGCAGTTGCTCCAACAGAAGTAACAGGCACTGGCTTAATAGATGATGTAACAGGTGTAGTATTGACGAGCAACGTAGGAAGTGTAATAATAATATCATGGTCAGAAATAAACACGGGTACACAAACAACGTGGACCGAGATAACAACAGCGGCATAATAAAGGAATAAAATATGGCATCAACATACTCATCAGATTTAAAACTGGAACTCATGGCTACTGGTGAAAACGCTGGTACATGGGGAACAAAAACAAATACAAATTTAAATTTAGTACAACAAGCAATAGGTGGCTTTGAACAAGTAAGTGTTAGTAGTGGAGCAACTGTTGCTTTAGCTATGTCAAATGCAACTATATCTAATGCAAGAAACATGGTTATAAAGGTAGCTACTGTTACCCTATCAGGAGCTACAGTGGTAACTGTTCCAGACAGTATAGAAAAAATGTACATCTTTGATGTTACAGCAGTAACTAACCCTACAAACTTAACAATTAAAACAGCAAGTGGTTCTGGTTTTGTAACCGACCAAGCAAAAATGTATTTTGCATATGCTGATGGAACTAATCTTAATGAAGTGTCTTTAGATACTTTAGGTGGTGCTGTTGGGGTAGCAAGTTTACCAACAGTAACTGTAGCAAAAGGTGGTACAGGTTTAACTTCTGTAGGTAGTGCTAATCAATCTTTATCAGTAAACTCAGGAGCAAGTGCTTTAGAGTTTCAAACAGTAAAATTACCAGGTAAAGAAACCATATGGGTTCCAGCAATGTCTATGTACCCTAATACAACAAATGGTGCAGAAGCAGCTCAAGTAGAATTAAGTAATGGACCTGAGATAAAGGTATTAGACTTTGACGCTAGTTCAGATGAAAATGCACAATTTGCAGTAGCTTTTCCTAAATCATGGAATGAAGGAACAATAACTTTTCAAGCATTTTTTACAGTTACAGGAACAAACACAGGTACAGTAGCTTGGGGATTATCTGGTGTAGCAATTTCAGATAATGACTCTTGCAACACAGCATTTGGAACTAACGTAGTTGCAACTGCTAAAGCACATAGTGGTACATCAAATGATTTAGATGTTGCTGCAGAAAGTGGAGCTGTAACTATAGCTGGTTCACCAGCAGTAGGAGATCAAGTATTCTTTCAAGTAATGAGAGATGTTTCTGCTGATGATCAATCAGGAGACGCTAGATTATTAGGTATAAAATTATTTTTTACAACTGACGCATCAAATGACACTTAAAGGTTAATCTAAATATATGACTAGTTTTGGATATAATATATTAGGTTTTGGTGGAGGTGCTGTTGCTTTAGGTGCAGCATATAATATAGATACATTAGTTATTGCTGGTGGAGGTGGAGGAACTAACTCTTCTGGTGGTAATGGTTGGGGATCTGGTGGTGGAGGAGCAGGTGGTTTACTTGCTGCCACAGGTTTAGAAGTTAATTCAGGCACAGATTATACTGTAACAGTAGGTGCTGGAGCTGCAAATGCGTCTATTGGTACAAATGGTTCTAACTCAGTTTTTTCAGGTGGTGAAGTAGCAACTCAAACTGCAATAGGTGGTGGTGGTGCTGGTGGTAAACAATCAGGACATGAGTCTGGTAAAGATGGAGGTTCAGGAGGTGGAGGAAACCGAAACGGATCTCGTACTGGTGGTTCTGGAACTTCTGGACAAGGAAATGATGGTGGTTCTCCTCAAAGAAGTTCTTATGTAGATAATGACCGAGGTTCTGGTGGAGGTGGTGCTGGTGGTGTAGGTCAAGATGCTAAAGATGGAGGTGCTGGAGGTGCTGGTAGTAATACTTATTCATCTTGGGCGACTGCAACATCAACAGGAGATAATGGATACTTTGCTTCTGGAGGTGGTGGAGGTAGAGGAGATGCAAGATCTGGTGCTGATGCTTCTGATGGTGGTGGAGGTAATGGTGCTGGTGGTAGTGGAACTTCAGGCAACACAGGTGGTGATGGTTCAGCAAATACTGGAGGTGGTGCTGGAGGTGGTGGTTCATCCCCAGGTGCATCAGGAAATGGTGGGTCTGGTGGATCTGGCATAGTTATAATTAGATATCAAAGTGGTTCGCAAGTAGGATCAGGTGGAACAGTAACTTCAAGTGGTGGTTATTATTATCACACATTTACATCATCAGGGACATACACAGCATAATGGCACATTTCGCAAAATTAGATGAAAACAATTTAGTCTTAGAAGTAATAGTAGTAGCAGATAGTGACGCATCTACTGAAGCAAAGGGACAAACTTTCTTACAAAACTTATATAAAAATACTAGCACATATAAACAAACATCTTACAATACATATGGTGGAGTTCATGCAACAGGTGGCACCCCTTTTAGAAAAAACTATGCTGGTGTTGGTTATACATATGATGCTAGTAAAGATGCTTTCATACCTCCAAAGCCTTATAATAGCTGGACATTGAATGAAGATACTTGTCAATGGGATGCACCAGTAACATATCCAGATGACGGAAAAGGTTATGTATGGAAAGAAGATAGTCGAACATGGGTAGTGTTTGATGGAAAAACAGATTTTGATGCAAAAAGTACATGAGCAACTAACTTAAAAAAAGCAGAGTATTATGGCTTTAAGTGAAGTACAAATAGCACCTGGTATTAACAAACAGGTTACTCCTACAGGAGCACAAGGTAAATGGGTTGATTGTGACAATGTTCGTTTTCGTTATGGGTATCCTGAAAAAATAGGTGGTTGGGAGCAAACTACAACAAATACGTTAGTAGGTGTTACAAGAGCCATGCACATTTGGGCTGACAAACTAGGTCGAAGATTTATTGCTGTAGGAACAAATAAAGCTTTATTTATTTACTATGCTGGAGCTTTTTATGATATTTCTCCTTTAGGCACTGCACTTACTTCTTGCACCTTTACTTCTACCAATGGTTCAGCAACAGTCACTATAAATAAAGTAGCTCATGGATTAGTAGAAGGAGATTTATTTTTATTTTCAAGTGTTACATTACCTGGTGGAGGAGCTACTTCTTTTTCTGGTGCTAATTTTACAACAAATACTTTTCAAGTAGTAACAGCTTTATCTGATAGTTTTACAGTTACTATGTCGGCTAATGAAACAGGAACAGCTATGTCTGCTGCTGGAAGTTGTACTGTAACACCTTATTTTAGTATTGGTGATGCTATACAAGTAGCAGGTTATGGTTTTGGTACTGGTCGTTATGGTGGAGAGGCTTTTCCTATAGCATCAGACACATTAGATGGTGCTTTGTTAAATGATAGTGCTGGTACAGGTGGTTCAGGCACTTCAATAACTTTAGATAGTACAGCTAATTTTTCCGCTACTGGTGGAACAATATTAATAGATAGTGAATTAATAACATATACTGGTGTAAGTAGTCCTAATCTTACAGGTATAACAAGAGGAGCTTCTGGCACTGCAACAGCCTCTCACAATGATGGGGCAACAGTAATTGAAGCATCAACTTATTTTGGTTGGGGAGATGCAACAAATGAAGCTGTAACTGTTTTAGAACCCGGTAATTGGTCTTTAGATAATTTTGGTGAAATATTAATAGGTACTATAAGAAATAACAAATCCTTTCAATGGAACCCTAGTGCATCTTCTCCTTTAACAACCAGAGCAACAGTAATATCAGGAGCACCAGAAAAAAGTATTATGACTTTAGTTTCTGATAGAGATAGACATTTAATTCATTTAGGAACAGAACCAACTATAGCTAGTGGCGTTCAAGATAAAATGTTTATACGTTTTTCTGATCAAGAAAGTCTTACAGATTACACACCTACTTCAGTAAACACAGCTGGTACTTTTAGAATAGATGCTGGTACAAAAATAGTAGGAGGAGTAAACGCTGGTTCTTACAATTTAATTCTTACAGATACAGCTGCATATACCATGCGTTTTATTGGGCCTCCTTTTACTTTTGGTATTGAACAAGCTGGAGCAAACTGTGGTTTAATATCACAACATGGAGTAGTTTCCGTAAATGGTGTAGCCTATTGGATGGGACAAGCTGGTGGTTTTTATTTATTTGATGGTACTGTAAAAAAGATACCTTGTTCAGTAGAAGATTTTGTTTTTACCACTATTGATGATGGTGATTTAGGTTTAAACTTTGATTCATCGGATGTTATATTTGCTGGTTACAATTCTTTATTTGGTGAAATAAATTGGTTTTACCCATCAAAAAATTCCAATCAAATAGATAGAGTAGTTACTTATAATTATCTAGAACAAGTTTGGACAGTAGGTTCTCTTGCACGAACAACGTATTATGACAAAACAGTTTTTGATAATCCTTATGCAAGTGATTATAGCCCAACTGGAGTACCAACTTTTCCTACAATACAAGGAGTTACAAATGTTAATGGAGCAACGACTTTATATGAACATGAAGTAGGTAACAATCAAGTAAACACAAGTGCTACTACTCCTATAATAGGAAGTATACAAAGTGGGGATTTTGAAGTAACTACACAAGATGGAATGGGTGAATTTTTTATAAAGGTAAGAAGATTTGTACCAGACTTTAGAGCTCTTACTGGTAATGCAAAAGTTACTATAAACTTAAAAGATTTTCCAAGTGATACAGAAGTAAGTAGTAGTTTAGGACCTTTTACTATATCATCTACAACACAAAAAGTAGATACTAGAGCAAGAGCAAGAGCGGCTAGTTTAAAAATAGAAAACACTACTACAAATGAAACATGGCGTTATGGAACTTTTAAAGCTGATACACAAATGGATGGGAGAAGATAATGAATCAAAAAACATTAAAAGGCGTAATTGCAGGTTTAGAAAAAGCCTCTAAATTACATAAAAAACAAGCAAGTATTTTAAAAAAGATGATGGTCAAAAAACCTAAAAAAACTAGGAAAAAAACAAGTGGCTAAAATTATTACAAATATACCAGATCCTAAAATGGAGTATAGTGTAGAGAACCAAAGATTAATAAACCTAGCTTTAAATCAAATAGTACAAAAATTAAATACTTCTTACCAAGATGATATAAGTAAAGATCAACAATCTTTTGATTGGTTTATGTCATGAGTATACAATATAAAAATGTAGGTATTGATTTAAACAGCACTGGTGCTATCTCTGTATTGACAGCTCCTACAAGTGGTAGATGTTTAATTAAACAAATACAATTACACAATAGTCATTCAGGTAATGTAAATGTAACTACTTCGGTAACAAACACCGTAGGTACATTTAAAATTGATTTAAGTACTGTGGGTACTAATGCAACTAAGGAAGTAATAACAAAAACACTTGTTTTAGAAGAAGGTAATATTTTAAAACTTACAGCAGATGTCGCAGACAAAGTAGAAGGAATAGTATCTTACGCTTTAATAGATCGTTCTTTACAAAATGGTTGATATAAGTATTATACTTATATGAAAACTATTAAATGCGAATCAAAAGAAACTTACAGAAACAAAAAAACTAATGTGGTTTATGCGTCTAAAAAAGATTCTGAACATGATGTAAACAATCCTAATACCGATACTAAACAAGAAGATATTGTAGTGGATGTAAATATAATGTTACCTCCCGAGGCTTTGAGTTTAATGAGTGGGACTAAAAAATAATGTTTCCTAAAGGGGGCACAGAGATACAACATCATTTTTTAGATCATTATGTTGATGAAGAGTTATTAAAAAACTTTCAAATATGCACTTCAATACCCGGTAAAATACCCCTTGATAATAATAAAGTAAATATTCTATGGCAAAAGAATAGTTATGATCAACCTAATATATACCCTTGGTTTGAAGATAAAAATAACCACAAACAGTTTGACTGGTACGTGTTTAATTCACATTGGAACTATGAAAAGTTTAGATATAAGTTTGATATACCAACTGATAGATGTCATGTAATTAAAAATGGAGTAACAAACTTTCCTGTTCTAACTCCTTACAAACATGGGGACATGGTACGTATGTTATTTCATGTAACTCCTTGGAGAGGTTTAAATGTATTGCTTGGTGCAATGCAACAACTACAAGATTGTAATGTACATCTTGATGTGTTTAGTAGTTGTAAAATATATGGTGAAGAGTTTGAACAAGCAAATGAAGCTAAGTACGAACCTTTGTATGAGCAAGCAAGAAAGTTAGAAAATGTAAACTACATTGGTTACAAAGAACATTCCTTTATACAAAAGTTTATGTATCGTTACCACATGTTTGCTTATCCTAGTATATGGGAAGAAACAAGTTGTAATGCTGCATTAGAAGCTATGGCTGCAGGATTATATTGTATCGTGACTAATTATGGTGCTTTATATGAAACCTGTTCCGAGTTCCCTGCTTATGTTACCTATGACAAAGATTACAAAAGATTGTCTACTGTTTTTGCTAATGCTATTCGTAGTTCAGTAGCCACGCTTCACGAACCAAAGGTATTTGAACATTTACAAATGCAACAAGACTTTGTAAAAAAGTTTTATAGTTGGGATAAGAAAAAAACAGAATGGACTAACTTCTTGACTGGGATATTAAATGAAAAATCAAGAACCCTTGTACACGCCTGATGCTAACTGGGTGAGTAAAAAAGATATTAAATTATTTGTAGCTACACCAGTACACAGTGAGGTGTCCATACATTACATGCAATCTGTTTTTAAACTACAAGCTGAGTGTAATGAAAGACAAATACCTATTATGTTACAACTAATGAAATCATCTTTAATAACACAAGGTCGTAATTTATGTGTAGCAGAATTTTTAAATACAGATTTTACACACATGTTATTTATTGATAGTGATATACAGTTTAATACAGAATCTATTTTTAAAATGTTGAGTAAAGACCAAGACCTTTTAAGTATACCATACCCTATGAAAAACATACAATGGGATAAGGTGCTTAATAAATGGAAAGATATACCTGATATGACTTTTACACAAATTAGTACGGCGGGTAATAAATACCCTGTTCGTTTAAAAGACCAAGAAGATGATATAAATTGTGTTGATGAAATGATTGAGTTATCTCATTCTATGACTGGGTGTATGTTAATTAAAAGAGAAGCTTTAGAAAAAATGGTTACAGCTTATCCAGAACTTACTATAAAACAAGAAACTGTTGTAGACGGTAAGACTGTAATAAAACCTAATTTATATAATTTTTTTGATACCTATTATGACACTACAACAAAAATATATTACGGAGAAGACTTTGCTTTTTCAAGATTGTGGACTAAAATAGGGGGTAGATGTATGGCTTTAATCACAGAATATATCACACATGTAGGAGAATATCAATATTCAGGACGCTTAATAGACGAAATGGTAGCTACGGGTCTTGATAACCAAGAAAAAAAAGGGTAAACTAAGACATATATTAATATAGGAGTATTAAATGGCCGCACCTTTTCTCGTACCACTCATAGCAGCAGGAACCTCTTTCCTGATGGCAAAAGCCACAGGAGCGTCAAACAAAACAGCATTAATGTCAGGTATTCTAGGAGGAATAGGAGCTTACGGAGTAGGTCAACTAGGATCGGGTTTAGCAGGAGCAGGAGCTGTAAAGACTTCTTCAGGGTTACTTGCAGCTGGACCACCAACGGCAGGACAAGCTGCTATGTCAACAGTTGGGACTGCTTTACAAAGTCCAACAGCACAAGTAGGAATAGGAACTACATTAGGAACTTATCCTGCAGCAGCAGAAGCTGATAAAAAAGCTAAAGAACAATTAGCTAAAATGAAGGAGCCTTTTGATGAATCAAAATACGAACAAGCTTACGCACAAGCTCAAGGGGATTTATCAGGTATAGGTCAAAGAGCTCAATATGATTCAGGTTCATCAGGTTTAAACCAAAGTGTGTATAATTTTGGTTCACCTATGTTTACAGCTAAAGAAGGTGGTATAGCCGAAATGGCAAAATACAGAGAAGGTGGTGTTAACTACTTACCAAGTAAAACAGAACATAATGAAAAAGATTACAGTAACTATGTACGAGCTGAAGGTTATGTGGAAGATGGTTCAGGCACTGGAGATAAAGATGAAGATACTATGCTTGCTCAATTAGCTGATGGTGAATTTGTATCAAGAGCTGATGCCGTATTAGGTGCGGGTATATTAGGTGGAGCAAATCCAAAAGACTTTAAAGAGATGAGAAGAATGGGCTCTAAGTTTTTTTACAACCAACAAGACCAGTTAAAAAGAATTTATGATATGGTAAGCTAATGATGCTTACTGATGAAATTTGGGATGTTCTTGAACCTGCTGCTAAAATTGGCGACAAAGCTACAAGAGAAGATATCGAAGCAGGTTTACAAAAAGGAGAGTACCATTTGTTTACAAAAAATAAAAGTGCAGCCGTAACCGCAGCTATAAAAAATAGTTTACGTGTTGGACTTGCTGGTGGTAATTTAGAAGATTTAAAAGATATAGAGCAAGATATTGTACAATATGCTAAAGAAAGATATTTTAACTGCATAGATATTTTAGGCAGAGAAGGTTGGGAAAAAGCCTTGACAGGTTACGAGAAAAAAGCAGTTTTATTAAGGAAGGTGATTAAATGAGTTTTCTTTTTGGCGGAGGCGGCGGCGGCGGTGGTGGCGGCGGCGGTGCTCAAACAGGTACACAAACTACCATATCTAGAGAAGCCCCTGGAGTTGAGTCTAGAAAACTAGCTCTTTATGATGAAGCTATTAATTTAGCTAAAGAGCCTATAAGTATTCCTCAGTATGAAGTAGCAGGTCTTGCTCCTTTACAACAACAAGCTTTAGAAGCAGCAGGTACGACTGGAGTAGGTTCTTCCGCTGTTCAATCAGGTATTGCTTCTTTTGGACAAGCTGCTCAAACAGCAGGAGCTCCTTTAAACATTGACGCTTTTATGAACCCTTATCAATCTTATGTTGTTGGTGAAATAAATAGACAAGCTGAAATGGCACAAAATAAATTAGCTAGTGAATCTGTTACAGCAGGAGCTTTTGGCGGGGGTCGTCAAGGTGTAGCACAAGCAGAATTAGAAAGAAGACGTTTAGGTCTGGTTGGAGAAGCACAGGCTCAAGGATTTACTCAAGCACAACAAGCTGCTCAAACACAAAGAGCATTTCAAACAGAAGCTCAAATGCAAGCTGGTTCAAATCTCATGGGTGCAGGACAACAACAACAAGCAATGGCTCAACAAGATATTTCTCAACTGAGTCAAGCAGGAGGTTTACAAAGAGGTTTAGCACAAGAAGGGCTTGCTGCAACACGAGCCACGGAACTCGAAAGAGCTTACGAACCTTTTCAAAGATTAGAATTTGCAAAAGGTATAATGACAGCATTGCCAACTACTGCCAGTCAGATAACACAAGCTGCAGCACCTAGAGCAAATCCATTTGCTCAGTCTGTTGGTGCGGGTATTACTGCTGGTAAAGGAGTTCAAATGTTTGGTCAAAAGTTAACAGGATAGGTTTATGTCTCTAGTTTCTTTATTTAAATATGCAGGTAAGCCTCTAGCAAGAGCTGGTGGAAAAATACTTGAGAAAGGAAGTTTACCTTTAGCTGGGTTAGATCTTTTTGAGTTACAAAGATCTACTAGAGGAGCTGTTGATGCAGTACAAGAAGGAGATAAAACTAAAGCCGTAGCAGAAGGGTTAAATGCTTACGGAACTACTTTATTTGCTCCAGCTACTATAGATTATGCTGCAAAAAGTAACCCTAAAATAATAAATGCTTTAGGAAAAGTAATCCCTAAGAAAATAAAAACACCAGCTAAAATAGGATACAACTTAATAAAAAAAGGTATAGATAAGTTACCTGGATCTGAAACTGTAAGAAAAAATCCAATTAGATCAGGTATTGGTATATTTGGTAGTTCTGCAGCTCTAGAACCAACTCGAGATTTATTGTTTGGTTCAGCAGAAGCAAAAGAAGTTGAAACACCTTTTAACATTGAAAATGAAAATATATTTACACCTATTAAAACAGAAACAAAACCTGATTCTGTAGCAGAAACACCTGTTGAAACAAAACCTGATTCTGTAGCAGAAACACCTGTAGAACCTAAAAATAATATAGATCAAACTATAGCTAATTTAGCTGAACAAGATATACCAGGTATTGAAGAAAATACAGTAGAACCTGTGGAAGAAGAAATTAAAATTAATCCTATGACCGAAATGCCTGAAGTTAACGCTAATAAAAATAAAGACGGAGAAAACGTGCTTCAAGGTTCTGATGATAATTTAGGTCCGTCTAATAACACACCTGTTCCTACTTTTATTGTAAAAGCTAGTAAAGCTTTAAAAAGCACTATTAATGAAACTATACCTAAACAAGACGGGTTAACTACATCTTTATTATTAAGTAATGTAAGTTTAAATGATGCTATTTTAAAAGAAAAATATAAAATATTTGAAGAAAGAAAAGAAGAGTTAAAAAGAAAAGAAGATGCTTTTCCTGAATTTGATGAGTTTTATGAAAGGTTTAATAAAATGGCAGGTAAAGATGTGCCTGATGCTTCTAAAGACTTTATTTTATTAAAGTTTGGACTTAATTTAATGCAAGGAACAACAGATCAACAAGGTATGGCAGGTTTGTTAGATATTGTTGGAAGAGCAGGTAATATAGCAGTAGAAGAATTACAACAAATTTACATGCTTGAAAAAGAAAAAAGAGAAGCTATGGCTCTTCAGTATTTAGATTTTGAAAATACTGTTAAAGAAAATTTAGATCAAGATAAATTATCTTTGTTAAATAGTTCTATAGATGCTATGCAACAATATCAAACTTCTTACAATTCAACCTTAGAAGCACTTTTAGAGAATAAAGCTGCTTATTATACTGCTCTTGGAGAATCCGAAAAATTAGAAAGAGAAGCAATAGAAAACAGATATAAAGTAAAAAATACAACAACTGCTACTATTCCTAAAAAAGGAGCTGTTATAGGTTTTGATAATATACCCGTATCGGAAAATGAGTTTGGTGAATTAATGATACATCATACAGGAAGGGATGGTATTAACAAACCTTACCTTTACCCAGATTTAGTAAAAGAAGTAAGTGAGCAAATGAAAATGGTTGATCAAAGTGCTTTTTCTAATGATATTAAAAATCAAAAGAAACAAGATTTAATGAGTTTACTTACTTTAGATATGTCTCAAGTACGTGATAATAAATTACCTGAAGCATTTAACCCAAAAACATATAGAAAAAACAAAAGTAGATTACAGACCACAGTAGAATCAATAAACGGGATAAGAAAAATTCGTGAATTAGGGGCTTCTGCTATTGACCCTAATGGTAAAATAAAAATGAATCCTTTTGGTATTGTTGGTGGTTTTAATGAATTTGTAACTAGATTTGCATCTATTGGTCAAGATATCTTTGATAAAGAAGAAGCTACAGCAGCAGCTTATTTAAAGATGCCTGTCATTCCTGATAATAGAGCTTTATATGAATCTTTAAGTAATATAAATACTTTTGTTCTAGAAAATGGTGAAGAAATTACAGGTGCTGCAGCTGGTTTAGAAATAGCTAAAAGATACTCTACAGAAATAAATGATGTAAGTAAAGAAATTGCGGATGCTTCTGATAAAGAAGTAAATAATTTTTTAAAAGATAATGAGTTTGTAAAAAACTCAACTCTTGAATTAGATCAAAAAAGAGCTTTATTTAAAGCTATTAAAATAGCTCAAGTACAATTAAAATATTCTTTAGCTAACTCTTTTAAAGGTGAGGATAGATTAACAGAAAAAAACTTAAATGAATTTGGTGAGTTGACTAGATTTATTGGAGGTTTTCAATCAGTAGCTGATGTTACTACTGCTTTAAGAGAACTAGAACAATTAGCTTATGGAAGATTAAAATTTGAATTTAGGACTTTAATAAATGCAGGAGCTTCAGAATCTTATATTAGAAGACAGATAGGGGATCAACAATTTAATGTTTTGAGTCAGGCTTTAACAGGAAGCAAAAACAAATCTATTAAAGAACTTGATGCTAATACAATTTTTAACTTGATACCAAAAATGAGAAAAGGAATTACAGGTAAATAATGAATGAAGAATTACAAGAAATAGGACAAGCTATATCGGATGGTCGTTTTGATCCAAGTCAATTAAATGCTGAAGAACAACAAGGGTTAGATGCTTTGTTGCGTCAAGGTCTCGTACCGGGATATAAAAGTTTATCGGATGTCGTAAAAGTAAGACAAGGTGCTAAAATCTCTAAAGCACGAGAATATGCCAGAGCTGCAAAACCACTTGAAGCAGAAACTGGTGTTAGTGCGGGAATGTTTGAAGGAGCAGCCGCAACAGTTGCAGCTTTAACAAATTATTGGTTACGAGGAGATGATTTAACTAAAGCTAGTATAACAGAAGCTTATCAATCAAAATCAAAAGCAGGCTTATCAAGGTTTTTTAAATCAGCTGGTGATTTGTTTGAAGGAGTAAAAAAAGTACCTAAAAGTAAAAAAGAATTACTTGGAGCTGTTTTTAAAGGATTAGCAGATGTTGTTCCTAATACAAAGCAATACATGAAATTATCTAAACAACTATATAATATGTCCGATCCAACTGTAGTAAGAAGTAAAGTAGAGTTAGATACGATTGCTAAAACAGCTATCGCTTCAGGAGCTGCAGCAGGAGCATATAGTATAGGAAACAGTGCTATGGATTTTGCTACAAACAATGAGTTAGATGTAGCTAAAGTAACAAATAATGAATTACTTAAACTCAGTGCTCCTGAACAAATGTTATATGGAGCTTTTGAAGCTACTAAAAATAGTTTATTATTTGATGGTGGTGCTTTAGGTTTATTTAGTATTGTAGGAAATGGTCTTTCTTTTGGGGCTAAGTTTTTATCAGGTACAAGAGGAGTATCACCTAAAGAAGTTGTATTGCGTTCAAGGGAATTAGGTGCTCCTGTTGGTTTAACTATTGCGTCTGATCCTAATAGTACAATGGGTCCTATTGTAAAAGGTTTTGGTGAGTTTATTGGTGCTCTTCCTTTACAGTCTTCTGCTTTAACAAAACAAAAACAAGCTTTTGCAACAGCTGTAACAAGATCTTATTTAAAACCTTTTATGGAGCAAAGTGCTTTTGGTTCTTTAGCTCCAGTACAGCATATAGAAACATTTGGTTATCAAGCTTTACCTATAATGAAAGATGTTTACAAAGCTAGTGAAAATCAAATCGATGATTTATGGGAAGGTCTTGAAGGCTATTATAGAAGTTTTGACCCAGATGGGAACATGGATATTATTGGTATGCCACAAACCGATAAGATGGTAAATGCTGTAAGAGCTAGATTTGAACAAGATATGCCTAAAGCCATGCGAGAGTCAATAGACCCAAACATACAAAATATAACTAATCAATTCTCTCCTTTTAACTCTTTGGTAAAAGTTTTAGATGATATGGGGCAACAAAATACACAGTATACTATGGGTCAATACATTCAATTACGTAAATCAGTAAACGCAGCTTTACGAGATGCAAAGCCTAATGATAAATATATACCTATAGCAGAAAACTTAAGATATTCTATGGAAGTAGATTTAAATAATATTAATGGTAAAGGTAAAGGTGGTAGTATCATTGATATGTTTCAAAAATCAAGAGTTGTACAAGATAATTTAAAAGCAATAGCAGATGGAGAAACTGTAAAACTAGGGGCTTTTAAAACATATAAAGCAGACGTAACAAACCCACAAACTGTTGAAGTCATGCAACAAACTTATTTAGATGATTTAAAAAAAGCTGTTGGGGGTATGGAAGAAAAATTAACTAAAAGTAATTATATGACTACTAGAATTTTATCTCCTTATGATAGGTTAACAATTAAAAATCAATTAAAGAAATATGATAACTTAATATTTAGTCAAAAGATGTTAGCAAATGTAGTAGGTGGAGCAAATGCTGCACCAGAAACAATGTTTAATACTTTATTTAGAAACACTTTTGTAAAAGGTAATTCTGGTTCTGTAAACGAGTTAAAAAGAATGTTGGGTGTAAATAGAGCTACAGAAAAAGGAGCTATTAATCCTGGTAGAGAAGTTTATAAGAGAGCTAAATCAAGGTTTATATTAGATGCGTACTTAAGAGCCTTTGATAACCCTCCTTCTGTAGATTATAAAAATGTGCAAGATTTTATGGAAGAAGCTATAGAAAAAGGTTATGTTCCTGATGAGTATGCTGATACTTTATTAATGAATATGAAGAATGGAGAATCTATTGATCCTTATACTCTATCTACAAAATCAGCAGAAGGTTTGGGTGAAATAGATATAAAGAATATTAACATTTCTGCTGAAGAGTTAGGTAATTTTAATTATGATAAGTTACTTAAAAACCTTGGTTTAGATAAAGGAGACGAAGGTTATAATAGATTAGTTAATGTTATGTCAGATGGAACTAGTAAAGCTGATTTAGAAAAAGGTAAACAAGCTTTAGATAACATATTAGATCTTATGTATATAGCTAAAGAAGGGGACTCTTTCAAAGTAGGAAGTCCTGCAAAACTATTATCACGTTCCGTGGCTCTTGGTGGAGCAGGAAGAGTAACTAGTTTAGCTTACGGAACTGTTGGAAAAAGAGGAGTTCAAACTGCGTCAACTGGAGCGATAGCTATGATAGCAGGTTTACCTGCTGCAATCGTTACTCCTTTGCTTTTTAGAACTTTAGGTACTTTACTTACTAATCCTGATTTTGCTAAAAGATTATTAGATGCTTATACTACGGAAGAAAGATTAGCCAGAGCAGGTAAATTTAAATTACTACCAGAAAAAATTAGAGCTAAAAGAAAACTTATTGCTCAAATACTTAACGCTACTTTAGAAGAAGATAAAGATAAACCAAGAATAGATCCTGATAAAGTTACAGACGAAGAAATTATGGAAGTTATTCAAAACATGGGTACTCCTGTGCCTGACACAAGAGTAAAAGTAGATATGTTACCTGAAGACCAACAACAAAAATTATTTCCTGAATATGTAATTTACAAAAATGCAAAAGGTAGAGATAAACAATTTTATGACCAGTATTTAGCAGGTATAGAAACCTCTACAGCTGAAATAAAACAAGATGATAAAGATGGTCAGATATCTTCTTTTGATTTGTTAAATTTAGTAAAACCTACTGAAGAAGAAGAGCAACCTGAACAACCTATGCAAGCTCAACAACCAGCTATACAATCAACACAACAACCTACTGGGTTAGAGAATATTTTCTCTAGTGCTGATTATGGTAATTTATTTCCAGACGACCCAATGGGTGAGATGATTGCTCAAAGAAGAGAGAAAGGCGTTAATCGTGGATAACATGATGTTGTGGAATATTTTACTAACCGTTCTTTTATCCGCAGTCGGTTGGGCATTCAATAGAATGTTTCATGAAGTAAAGAGATTACAAATACTACTCAATAAAACCAGGGAAGAGTACCTGCCTCGTGATGATGCACAGTCACAGACAAATCAAATACTCGAACATCTTCGTAGATTAGAGGATAAACTTGATCGTTTTATTGAGAGATCAAATGGTTGAGCCAGTAAGTGCGGTTCTCACGGGAATTGCTTTAGTTACCAAAAGTGTAGAGTTTGTTAAAAAAAATATCAGTACTTGTCAGGATATTGGTGAATTAATTAGTCATGTAGAAAACGCCTTTGAAGGACAGAAAAAAGTCATAAAAGAAAGAGAGAAGTCGGGGGCCGATCCGTTTTCGACACAAGAAGTGGCCAAGGAAGTAATAAATGCTCGTCTTGCCCAAGAAGCCCTCTACGAAATGAAACAGCTAATTAACCTTAGATTTGGTCACGGGACATGGGAATACATTTTAGAAGAGCGTAAAAAACGTATAGATAAAAGAAAAAAAGCGATCAAAGAAGCACGGGCCAAGGCTCATAAGAAACAACAAGAAATTATGGAGTATGTTAAGTGGGGTTTTATTGCTATAGCAACAATAGCTTTTATAGGTGTATCTGTGGGAGTTACATTAAAGTTTTTTGTTACCTTAAGTTCCCCTGTTTATGCTCATGAGGTAGAACATGATGACGGAAGTTGTCTTATTTATCTTCCAAAGTATTATCTTATGTGTATAAATGAATCAAGAGAATTAGCTGACACTCAGGTATAT